GTACCAAATCTTTTAATTCGGGTAACGGTTCTTCAATACTATCACTTTGCCAGCCTCCCAGGTTACTGGCAATTCTTCCGGGAGTTTTATTCTTAAGTTCGTAGGTGAACTTTTTTAAATTATCGTTGTTTATAGTTTCAATTTTTTCAAAAAATACAGGAGAGACAAAAGCGGTTTCAATCATTAGAATCTCCGTAGATGTTTTCTTCGAGATACTTATATAGAGTTTTTTCAAACCTAGCAGCGTATTCCCATTTACGTTTTCTCTCATCGTACATATTAAAATTAGGCACCCAAGCAGTCTTGTGATCTATCTGGTCGTTGAACTGATGCAACTGTTGATCCACTCGATCGAGTACAGGGTAGTTCATCCCAACTGATATCCACGGAATACCTTCTTTAAAGTTTCCTGGATCACCGGTAACTGTCTTTTTAAATTGTAGATCTTTAAACCCTACAAAAATAGTCGGTTCTAATTTAACCATCTTTGGATCATACACACGATCGGCGTTTTCTTTCCAATAGGCTGTGTCGTCTCTTACACTCAATGCATAGTGAAGTGCAACAAATTCTGCAAAGTTTCTAAACATACCTATACAAGCAGTATTAAATACGTCTCTATCCCATTGTGTCACTGCTGGACGTTGTAGACATTTTAATAATTTAAATAGAAACTCATGTACAGAATATAGTCCGTTGCTTTCTAATGGTTCAATAAATCCTGCACTAAGACCAATTGCTACAACATTTTTCTCCCAAAGTCGTTTATGTATACCAACTCTAAAAGGAACTTGCCTAAAGGTTAACGGTTCAATTTGCTCTCTTGTACGAGCAATAGCCATTTTATCAGAACAGAGATAATCTTTAAATTCTTCTAACGCAGCTTCATCTGAAATATGTTTATCGCTGTAAACATAGCCAGTACCAATGCGACTCCATAGAGGTGTGTTCCAACACCATCCATTGCCTATAGCGGTACAGCCAGTAAATGCCTGCATCTCTTTTTCTTGGTCAATATAGGGAACTTGACAGGCCCAGGCTTTGTTATTGGGCAAAATATCGCTGTATGATTCAAAAGGTACTTTTAATGCTTGTTCTAATAACAGGCTTTTAAATCCAGAACAATCTATATAAAGGTCAGCAACAATTTTATCTCCGGTGTCTAAATTTAAACTTTGCACACCGTTGTCATCTGTAGGCACATCAACCACAGTGGCTGATATCAATTTGACACCTCTAGGTAAGCAATATTTTTCTTTTAACCATAACCCAAATTTAGTAGCATCAAAATGATAGGCAACATCATTGCTGGGATTGTAATTGTCGAACAATCCTGTGCTGTTTACTCCAAATTTGTTTTCATCAAACATTGCGGATTGGGGGAAATATGTTTTGATATAATCTTGTACTGGGGTGTCGGGGTACATTGCTTTACGCCATAGCCAATCTCTAATCCCTTGCCAAGAACCTTTAACATGAGGATCGCCAAAAGAATAAAAAAATGATCCACTGTCTTTTTCATAAAAATCTGTAAAGCGAATAGCCATCTTGTAACTAGCATCAGTGAAACTCATAAAGTCTTTTTCTTCTACACCCAAGAATTTACAAAAATTTCTAATGGCCACTAGAGTGCTTTCTCCTACTCCGATAGTGGGAAACTTTGGGCTTTCAATCAAAGTGATTTCTTTATCGGGAAAGGCCTTGGATAATACCGATGCACTCATCCAACCTGCACTTCCGCCACCTAGTATAACAATTTTGTTAATTTCTTTTATCATAGTTCACCGTAGGTTCTTTTATACCATTCATCCATAGTCATACTTTTTTCAACAATCCAATTTATTTTATTATGTAATTGTTTATGTGTTTCTGTAAAATCTCGAAGTATACTTGATCTTCTTGCTAGTAATTTTGACTTTAATTTTTCACAGTCTACTAAATTTAAACCTTTAATAACAGCAAAATAACTTTCAAGTGAATAAATTTGCATGGCAGGCTGATCACTAAAAAATCCCCCTTCCCTCCAACTAGCCATCCTTTCACCTAAAAATTGTGTAGTAGTTTTAAATTGAATGTGATGATCGCACCAAAAATCTGTATCTCTTCTATTGCCCTTGTAATGCAATAACAAGAAGTTTAATATTTCATCCATGGCGCTGTTTAAATATCTATTAAACAATTTTATTTCTAAGTCAGTAACCGCTTCTGGATTCCAATATTTTTCTAGCAGTTCTAACTGAATACTGACCTGTGCTAACCCGTTGGATTCTAACGGTTCTAAAAAGCCGCTGCTTAGTCCAATAGCAATAACATTGTTTTTCCAGCATTCTTTTGCAAGAGAAGGAACAAAATTAAGTTTAGCAACGGGTTCTATTTTTGTATTGAATTTTTCTTCTGCTTCTGCAATAGCTTGTTCAACGGTGATATGATCAGGATCAAATACATAGCCGTTGCCGGATCTATTTTTTAGATTAATATTCCAACTCCACCCATACTTCATTGCAGTTACCGCAGTGTAATTAATTAATTTAGAATCGTCGTTCCACCATCCCACCACGCTTCTTGCAGGAAATAGTTTAGAATAATCATGAAACTCAACGCCCATTTCTTTGTCTAATAACAATCTAGAAAATCCGCTGCAATCAAAAAACCAATCTCCGTATATTTTTTCACCGGTGTCTAAACTTATAGAATACAAAGATCCGTTATCGGCCTTTTCAGAAGTTAAATATTCTCCCTCAACTAATGTAATACCTTTTTCTAAACCTAATTTTTTCAAATAGGCAGCATTGGCTCTACTGTCAAAATGCCACATAGGAGTATCTATAGCATCATAACTTCCTGTGGCTTCATTAAGAACAATTGGCAATTTGTTTGCATTTATTAATGCAGAATTATAAAATAAATCTTCTACAGGAACATTGTTGGCTAATGCACAGCTTAAAAATTCTCTATTAATGCCAGCTAGTGCAGGAAATCTAATGCTGTAATCTTTATCGTAATCTCGGTCAATCAGCCCGTGAGTAAAACTAGTACCGGGTCCGTTCCAATCAAAAAACTTTCCTCCTAGTTTAGGAAGTGCGCTGGTTTCAACGATCCACTCATTTAAATTTATTCCTAAAAACTTATAGAGTCCCACTAAACTAGCACCGCCGCTTTCCCCTGCAATTATAGGAGGGCGTTTAGGATCTTCAATGACAATTATATTATTATCACTAAATTGTTTTTTAAGATAAAGAGCAGTAAGCCATCCGGCAGTCCCTCCGCCTAAAATTACAAGATTTTTCATAGAATATTACCTTTGATTTCTTTTAGTACTAAATCTTTCATTCTAGATTTTTTAAATCTATCGTATCTTTGATGCATGGGAATCCAGGACTCCCATGCACTTGATTGTATTCCTGCATTTGAATATTGATGCAGTTTTTCGTTCATCTCAAAGCGAACAAGTTTGATATTTTTTTCAGCTTGAAAATTTACATACCCTAACACTTCTTCAGCTTCAGTTTTAAATTCACGAACTCCTGGCCAAAAATTAAATTCTAAATTCACAGCCCTAAACCAGCTATTGATTTTAAATCTACCCGGAACTGCTGCCCCGTACTGCATGTGGGGACTAGGAGTGAAGTAGGGAGCGGTGAGAGTCATGTCAACATCTTCTTCAGAAAAGAATATCCATTTTAATCCGTAGATCATTGTTAGGCAATTTTCTATTGACGGGGGATGAAAAAGAGTAGAGTTCACATGATTTTTTGTAGTAGCAACAATGTTGTTTTCTTGATCTATATTATAATGAGACGGAATAGGATTTTTTAAAACAAATGTAGATTTTGTAATATCTGTAAATGCAGGACAATAAAAAAAATTCTGATTAGGTTTGGAATTTGTTTTTTTGTCTCTAATAGTATCGTGAACACTTTCTAGATCATAGTACAGCATGTTCCAGTCTATTAACCCAGTTTCAAAAGCCGGCGCCCAGTATACAATAGTTTCGTTGGTCATTTATTACTCATATATGTGTTTTTTTAGATATTCGTAAAGACTAGGAGCGCCAGCTGCGACTGCATCCCATTGTGCTTTATTCTGATCTAACAAATCAAAAACTGATTGAAAAAGTTTTTTATGATCTGCGTCTTCGTGGTGCTCGTGCCATTTTTGACCAATCATATCGAGTGCAGGATAATTTAATCCCACACTGACATAGGTTATTCCTGCTGCAGGATCTAGTGTTTCTGTAAACATTTTATTATTCTGTAAAGAATTAAATCCTACAGATACTGCTGGTTGCAAATCGACCATGTCTGGACTATAGGTCCGAGAGCTGTTTGCTTTCCAATACTCTGTATCAGATCTATTAGACAATGCGTAGTGCATGGCTACAAAATGTGCAAAATTCTTGTATAAGAAATTAACTGAGGTGTTATATACATCCCTGTCCCATTGAGTAACTGGACCTCTTAACAATGTTTTTAGTAATAAGAATAAAAATTCATGCACGGAAAACAACCCATTGCTTTCCAACGGCTCGATAAATCCAGCACTTAGTCCAATGGCAACAACATTTTTTACAAATGTCTGCTGGTGAATTCCCACTTTAAAAGGAACTTGTCTAAATTTTAGTTGATCTATCTGCGCCCTAGTACGGGGAATAATCATTTTGTCTGAGCAGTGGTAATTTTTAAATTCTTCTAATGCAGCTTCGTCTGATGTGTATTTGTCGCTGTAAACATAGCCAGCGCCAATGCGACTCCATAGGGGTGTGTTCCAACACCATCCATTGCCTATAGCAGTGCAATTTGTAAATGGTTCTATTTCAGTTTCTTTGTCTATGTAAGGAACTTGACAAGCCCAGGCTTTGTTATTGGGCAATATATCGCTGTATGATTCAAAAGGAACTTTTAAAGCATCGCCCAACAATAGACTTCTAAATCCCGAACAGTCTATATACAAATCTGCAGAAAGTTCTTGATCATTTTCTAATGTTAATTTTGAAACACCTTGTTCGTCTTGGTGTACTTGTGATATAGTACCTAGTATGTGATTAACACCTCGTGGCTTACAATACTTTTCGTTTAACCAAAGAGCAAATTTAACTGCATCAAAGTGATAGGCAACATCTAATGTAGGATTATAATTTCCTAGACCAGTTGTATCTGTGGTAAATTTATTTTTTTCAAAAAGTGCGGCTGCTGGAAAATATGTGTTTACAAAATCTCTGTTATCAGTTTCGGGGTACAATGCCTTACGAAACATCCAATGGCGCATGCCCCAATCTTTTTCTAGCATAAAAGGTTTACCAAACGGATAGTGAAAATAACCGCCATCCTTTTGATAAAAGTCTGTAAACTTGATACTCATTTTATAGCTAGCATCTGTAAAACTCATGAAATCAAGTTCGTCAATTTCTAACATAGCACAGAAGTTTTTAATACGCCCAAGGGTGCTTTCGCCAACTCCGATTGTGGGAATATTCGGACTTTCAACTATAGTGATTTCTTTGTTAGGATAAAATTTCAGTAAAAGAGCAGCAGTCATCCATCCGGCACTGCCGCCGCCGACTATTAGAATTTTGTTTATTTGCTTTATCATAGCATATTACTTATCTTGTTTTTTCTTGGTGAGAATTTTTTAATATAAATATATGTCTAATTGATACCGAGGAGGAACTATGACCTTATTAGAAAGAGCCGTTGCACTAGAACAAACCGGCACAAACGATCATGTAAAACAGATTGGAAGGCAAATTAAAGGCTGGATACAAGATGTAACCGCAACATCTATGACAAAAAGCGAAATGCGCAATCATATTACCACAGCTATTGGCGGTTATGAAAATGGCGAATTTAATAAATCTGTTCTTAATATTGATGACGCTGAAAAATCACAATTAGAATCTTTAATTAATGACGCAAAAACTTTTGCAGCAGAATAAGGAGTTAATATATGACAATTATACAATCTATAGATAATTTTTTAGCCACAGCTAACTTACCAGATAATTTAAGAAACTGGGGTACTGGTTTGAAAACAGTTATTGGGTTTGTCAACGACGACCGAGTCACTAAGACAGTTTTGAGAGAAGTCTATAACGGTGCTAACAGAGCTTCAGACAGCGGAAGAATTCTAAATCCAGGATTGTGGCAAGCCGAGAAAGTAGTAATACAACAGGTCATTGATGTAACAACAGACCAAGAATTAAAAAATAAAATGACAGTATTGTTGAGCGAATATGAAGCATGGCTAAACACATAAGAGGCATTTAATGAATTTTGAAATTAGAGACGATTTTGTCGGAATATTTGATAATGTGTTTTCAGATGAACTATGTGACAAGTACATAAAATATTTTGAAAATTGTCTCAATGAAAATTTAACACACGCTAGAAGTGTGCCGGGACATCAGATTGCTGACAGAAGTGCTGATCTAATATCTGCAAAATATTTTTTAGAAACTAACATACAATATGTTGCTGTAGAATTTTTGGCAAAATTTTGGACCGAATGTTATCCTAAGTACATTCAAAAATTCAGCATCCTTCAACAATTTGAAAAGCATAATATATTCGATGTCAAGATACAAAAAACCATGCCCGGTGAAGGATATCATGCATGGCACACCGAAGCGATGCATTTGAAAGATCGAAATAGAATTATGGCATTTATGTTATACTTAAATGATGTAGACGACGGTGGTGAAACAGAATTCTTATATCAAAAAGTTCGATTTAAACCAACAAAAGATCGATTGCTAATTTGGCCTGCCGGCTATACGCATCCGCATAGAGGAAATCCTCCCTTGTCAAATGACAAGTATGTTATTACCGGGTGGATTGAGTATGGTGTATAAGACTGTTGAATTACCTATACTTGTATCTAAATTCAAACAGCATACCGCATTAAAAAATCAATTACTCGAATCTATACAGCACGGCCCCGGCAGTTCGTTAATAGATAGTAATGATGCTATATCTAAAACAGATTGGAATCTTGGTGCAGAAATTAAACGACCTTACTTGGAAATCCTTACCGCTCCGTTAGTAGAACACTTAAAAGAAGCATATTTGCCTTTTAATTCTACAGGGTTTCAGGTGCATAATTTTTGGTTTCAGCAGTACAAAGAAAATTCAACACATGATTGGCATGTGCATCAAGCCGCACAATACACCAATATCTATTATCTCGAACTACCTGCTGGTTCTCCTAGAACACAAATTTTAAATCCTATGGATTTTAATGACATAATAGAAATCGAAGCAGAAGAGGGAGATATTGTAACTCTGCCAGCAGCAGTATTTCATCGATCTCCTCCGGTGGTTGGCAATTTACAAAAAACAGTTATATCATTCAATACCAGTCTGATGAAATTAGCAGACATTAAAAAAGCGGACTAGGTCCGCTTTTTTTTATTCTCCAGCCTCTACGCCTTCGTCTCTAATTATATAATAAAGAGTTTCTAATTTTCTAACATCCTCGGATATTGAAATTACAGGATACTCAACTTTATCAGGATCAGCATGATTAACAACGAACCCTTGCACTCCTAAAAATATATCAGCTTGACGAGCAGCTTTGGCAAATTTGGTTTCTGAAAAATTAAATCTGTTCGGCTCTGAAAGTTTAAATCTTTCTGAAATAACTTTAATAGGAAGTTCGATGCCCATTTGTCTAAGAAGTCCGATGATTTCCTCAGCGGCCTCTCGATGGTGGTCGTTGATACTTCCGTAATCAAAAACAGGTTGTAAACCTTGTGGCAATTCTCTACCCATAATTATCTATCTCCTTTAAAAGTTGGGTCTTTTTGAAATTTCTTTGGGATTCCTAAAATTGGACGCCCATCGAATTCTATTTGATAAGGACCTTTTTTATCGTTGTAGTGTAAAAATACCTGAGCATGATTCAGTCCTTTAAATCGTTCTCTCCAGTGATCAACATCGCAGCCTCTGTATATGATCATGTCACCTGGCTTCATATATACCGGTGCACCATCTTGGTCTGGAATTTGATCAGTTTCTACCCACATTGGCCAAGTATAATCTGGATCTTCGACATTACTGGTATTATATCCCAAGCACAATGTGATACTGATTTCACAACTATGACGATCTCGATGACGTTTTAAATCCTCGTCCTTTTGATAAAATCGCCAATAGGTATAATTTGGGATTAGTTCTAATCCAGTATATTTTTCAATAACATCTTTACTGGCATAGAGTAACGAATCCATTAGAGTATCGGCATAACAATTGTAGCTAACTCCGGCTTGAGGATCACCGAACTGCCCATCCCAGTCTGGTCTGTATTCGTTTTTAGCATATTCTATCATGAAATCTGTTCGTTGAACTTTTACAATACAGTATTGATAAAACAGCGCGGCAGTGCTTTCGTCTAAAAAATTCTTGATGCTGACATAGTTATGTTTGGCAAAATATTCTTGAGTCTGTTTATACAATTCTTCTTCTGGTATCATTTAAATGGGTCTCCGAGGTTCCACAATACTAGGCTATATCTCTTGCCTTTTGTAATAGGTGTTACTGTATGATCTATAAAAGATGGAAATACAACAATTGATCCTTGATCTCTAGCTTCTGATACTTCGTGATATCTATTCCCATCAGTATGCGGACCAAAATCAAACTTTAAATTTCCGCCTTCGTAGGAATCCTTGGGACTAAGATTAATAGTTACAGAAATTTTTCTAACTTTTCCAACCATATTTGGATCTGTTACATGCCGTTCGGGTAATCTCCCGTCTGATTTTAACGGAACTGGGGTAACTCCGTAAATATATCTTTTGTAAGTAGCTAGATGATCACTGCCGCCATCTTTATGCCAGCTGTAGAACCCGCCTGGTTCGTAGGTGGTAAATTGAAAACTCTCGGCATAATCTAATTGAAAGTTCCAACCTGCTTTCCAATTAGCTTCGGCAACAAAGGGAGTAACTAAATCATAAATCCAAGTGTCGTTAAACCAAGTAACTTGGCTATCTCGAACATATGTATCTGCAACAACAATTCCTTGTTCTTTTAATTGTTCTTTGGTAAAGTCTCCCTGAGGTGCAGCATTTGGTCTTGCATCCCGTTGAGCATCACCGTTTGTGTTCCCTGTTACATTATATCCTTTAGCAGCTTCTGCCGCTATTTTAGCATCACCGGTCTCGATTATCTTTTGACAGATTTCTTCTGAGATAGCAGATTTAAAATAATAGTATTGATTTTGTAATTGCATAGGATTTCCAATTTGTGGCAATATTTAACTTTTTTTATAATTGACAATGCTGCTTTTTGACTGCAATTTTATGCCATTTTAAGTTTATTATCTAATTTTTTCCGTATCGAAGCAATCCTTTCTCGTAACTCGCTGCCAGTCGACTGTAACTGTTTACTGTAAACCATATCAAGGTACATATTGTCTATATTTTTAACTTCGTAGATTAAATCATTTAAAATTCTGGTAGTTTCATCTTTGGCCTGGCCTTCCGGCATTTTTTCAATAGCTTCGCTATAACGCTTTACATCGTTTTGAAATCTTTCATTGTGTTGCAGCATTTTCTAACTCCATTATGGTATCAATTTTAGTCCTTATCAGTTGATTGTTTAAGGTAGTTTTTAATCCGCCGTGCAGTTGTTTAGGCAAATAATTTAAACTACACCAGGCTACTGTATGTTCTGCAATAGTTAAAAACTCTTGATCAACTAGACAAACATATGTGCCGTATTCAAACCCTCGATCTTCACTAAGGTAAAGTTCTATAGGTAAGATTCTACCCGAGTGATATTCTTTAAGTAAGATTGCTGCATCTTCTAACAGTGATGCAGACCTAGCAAACGTAGGCACAGTCCAACGCTCATCCTGTAAGATCAGCAGTATTCTACCTGTGGTTTTTGCTAGAAATAATAAGCCGGCACGTTGTTGCATCCAGTACTTATTAAGGATTTAAGGTTAATCTCCAAGATCCTGGCAAGTATTCACCTTCAAAAGATTTCAACCATTGCACACCGTCCCATTTGTACTGTATACCTGTACGTAAATTAGTTATGTACACATTAGTTGCCACTTGGTCTGGGTCAAAGACACTAACCCATTGTGTGCCGCTCCATTCGATGATTGAGTTAGCCTTGATGTGTGTGTCAGAACTGTCGAGGTTCTTCCAGGCACCGGGTCCGCTACTACGCTCGGGCTTGCCCGGCAAGTAGACATTGGTCTCTACAGGTGCGGTATCCGGATCATCGCCCTCAGTCCACCAATCTGGATAGGTATAACGTTCAATCATATAGGTAATTACGCTGGCATTTCCGTCAGTATCTTCTAATGGAGGAAAGCTATCTAGCAGTATTTTATATTTTCCTGACTCTGTTCTATAACTCTGACCACCAACCACTCCAAAAGTGCTAAAAGTTCCACCATCTTCTACTTCGGTAAATGATACTTCGCTGCCATTGACATAGACTTTGGTTAGATAGATGTTAGAATAAGATCTAGGAAGATTAGCCAATCCAGCTACTTCTCGTTGATTAGGACGCACAATTCTATAATAGTCGATGTCTGTGTTGATCACATTAGTAGCAATACTTGCAGTCTGCTGAGGTGCGAGGAAGGAGTTGACATCGTCTAGCATTAGATACCTTAGGCCTAGCGGATAGTTTGCTTTAGAACCGTATGTAGTTAGAGGGTTAAAATTATAGGGATTGATGATAGCATCTATGGTGCCTTTGCTGTCACTTCTTACACTGGTATAGGTAGTAAAATCTGGATACTGACCTTCAATAATCAAAGAATTGCTTGGTATAGTATCCATGTCCATAGAGACCAATAAGAGTGTAGGATCAGTGGGATTTACAGCAATGGTACCAATAAGCTCTCCACCGTTAGGCTGTTTGAATGTAATTCTACTTACACCTTCCTTATGACCGCCATATTGATCTAGCACCAATTGC